GTTCCAATCTGGTGAGTATGATTTTTATTTTAGAGGTGACGATATTGGTATTGATGCCATTGGTGATTTGGTTGATACAGCAGAGTCAGTAGGATTAGTTAATCGTACTGGTGCTTGGTATCAGTTAGATGATGGCACAAAGGTTCAGGGTAGAGATGGTTTTATTAATCGTGTAAGAGAAGATCTTGATCTACAACAAAGTCTAAGAGATAAACTGGCAAATGGCTGATAGTAATTTTACTATATATCATGGAAAGTTTCCATGCAAAAAATGTCATGAAGAAGTCCTATCTTTAAGACTTTGGGGTGAAACTGGAGATGCAACATGGATGTGTTCTGCAAAACATGTGTCAAAAGTTACACTGATACCATCAAAAAAGAAAAAGAAAGATTTTGCTAATGAGTGAAAGATCTGAGTCAAAACGTATTGGAGCCAAACAACATAAAAACTCTGGTAGAAACAATACTAAGGGTGATGCATCTTGGAATAATTTTGTAATAGATTTTAAAGAATGCTCTAAGTCTTTTACATTAAATCAAGATGTTTGGGCCAAGGCTACAACTGATGCACTCAAGAAAAGTATGGATCCTGCCTTGATTATTGTACTTGGCGAGGGTACACAAAAGGTACGCCTTGCTATAATAGAATTAGATATGCTAGAACAGTTAATAGAGGAGAACAAAAATGTCAAGTGAAGGTCCACAAAAAACAACACTAGAACAAGTAAATGGTTTGGCTGAAATTGCAGAGTACATGAATGATGAAGAACTTACAGTTGCTCTTACAATGATTGCTAAGATAATTATTAAACCAGATATCCCAATCCAAGTAGCAAGCCTTGAGATTGTTAGACTTCAGGCTATCGCAGCCAAGATGTCTTTAAAGGCTACATGGATGGCCAATGTTGATAAAAGTGACAGGGCAAAGAAAAATATTTACTATACCGCAGCAGAATCAATCAATGATTTGGTATCAGCATTAAAATACATTATGCGCTAACCTGCTATACTTATATAAACAAGGGATGATAATGACTAAAAATTTACTACAGCAAATAATGATTAGAGAAGTTGAAACACCAGCACAGTTAGATGCAAAAGAATTAGTTAAGATAATTGAAGCAGGATATTTAGTTGGGCGTGAGCCTAAGCATACACAGAAAAAGACCTTTGGCCCTTCTACTATTGCCTATGGGCATGGAGAGTGTCCTAGATACTGGTACCTGGCTTTTGAGGGTGCAGTATTTGAAGACAATGCTGATCCTTATGGTGTAGCAAACATGACTAATGGAACTCTTTCACATGGTCGCATTGAAACAGCATTTAAGAATTCTGGTATTTCTATTGATTCAGAGTTTAAGGTTTTTTATGATGACCCACCAATTTTTGGGTATGTGGATAACTTTATTAAATGGAAAGGAGATGAAATTGTTGTTGAAGTAAAAACAACAAATAATGAAGTCTTTGAGTACCGCAAGCGTACAGGTAAGCCTAAGATGGGTCACGTATCTCAGTTACTTATTTATATGAAGATACTAAAAAAATCTAAGGGTGTTATTATTTATGAAAATAAAAACAACCACGAATTACTTGTAATACCAGTAGAAGTAAACGATCACTACAGAGCCTGGATTGACATGGCATTTCAATGGATGCGTGAAGTTCGTAAGGCATGGGAAGATAAAACTCTTCCAACTAAAAACTATAGATCTAATTCAAAAATCTGCAAGAACTGTCCTATTAAGAAGGCTTGCGGAGAAGCAGGGGTGGGCGTAGTAAAGATAGCATCCCTGGAGGAACTGAGTGAAGTTATGTAGCGTATGCGATAAATCTTTTAAACCTAGAGTAACTTATCAAATTTACTGTAACAAGGTTTGTAGGGATATTGCAACTAGAGAAAAGATTGTAGAAAGATATAACATCACAAAAAGACAAAAGCGAAAAGGGAAAAAACGTTTATGTCTTGGTGGTTGTGCACAAGAACTTTCTATATATAACGACTCTGGATTTTGTTCAAACTGTAATGTTAGTGAAAAAGCAGTTGCAAAAATGTTGAAAGAATTGAAAGGTTATATTGAATATGAGCAAGACTAAATGGGGGGCAGAAGCACAGCCAAAAACTATTTGTGCTATTGATGCAAGTACTAATAGTCTTGCCTTTGCTTTATTTGTTGGTAATCAACTTGAAAGCATTGGAAAAATTTATTTTGATGGAAATAATATCTATGAAAAAGTTATGGATGCTGGCAAAAAAGTAAAAGCCTTTTTTGATATTTATGGTGGGTTTGAGGCAATAGTTATTGAGCATACAGTATTTATGAATAGCCCTAAGACTGCTGCTGACCTTGCATTAGTTCAAGGTGCAATTCTTGGATCAGCAGGACAATCTGGAACTAAAATAATTGGCAGAGTTTCTCCAATTACTTGGCAAATTTTTATGGGTAATGGAAAAATATCTAAAGAAGAACAGTTACTAATACGATCTCAAAATCCTGGAAAGTCTGATTCATACTACAAGGCTCACGAAAGAATGCTTCGTAAAGAAAGAACAATTAAGTTTATTAATATTAATTATGATAGAACAATTACAGACAACGATGTTGCAGATGCTTGCGGTATTGGTCATTGGGCTGTAAAGAATTGGGATAAAGCGATAGGGGAAAGCAAATAATGCCTGAGTTAAATGCAAACATACCACCAATTGAATGCTATGTGCGTGGTAACTTTTTAAGAGATCAAGAAGATAGTCATGATAAATATTTTCCATGCGTTATCTTTGGAGTTTCAAGTATTAAAAGCAGAAGCCCTCTGTTCCACTTCTTAATGGAAGATGGTGGTATCTGGTGGCGAATGCCAATAAATGCCTTTTGCACTAAGCCAGGAGTTCCAGAAGAGCCAATTCATAATCTTGTCTTGTGGAATTCTTTTAGTCCATATGTTTCAGTGACAAAGTTTGAAAACTTAAGTAATATGAGGATGTCTTATATTGATAGAACTAAGACAAGCGTACCTGGAACATATCTATTTACTCTTGACTGGCATAATCCAGAAACAAACATACTAGATGATGGATACTCTGAAAATCCAGGGCAGCATAAATGTGGACATGTAATTCAAAGAGATGATGGAAACTTTGCAATTCAGCCAAATAACAGGGTAAGGCTAAAAGAGCCATCATTTGTAACAAAGAAAGATCTAGTTATACAAAGACTCATTAATACAAATAAATGGGATGTTGAGAGTTACGACAAGTGGATTCTTGAGGATTCTAACGCTTATGACTATGAGGTTATTGACACAGAGGTTGACAAATAACACTATGCCTGCTAAACTATATACATCAGAAGTCTATATGCGTAAGCGATATCTTATGGATAAAAAGACTCCAGAAGAGATTGCAAAGGAGTGCGGAGCCAGTGTTGAGACTATCTACGTATACCTTGCTAAATTTGGATTAAGGAAATCTAAAAGATGAACAGCATAAAAAGAATTATTTTTATATTGTCGTTGGCTGCAGCAGCAGGCATCACATACACTATAGTTGCATTAAAAAACATTCCAGAGGCATTTGACTGGAACTTAGAGGAAGATGAAGATGAGGATTATTAAACATTTTGTAGATGTTGCAAAGGCACTTACACAAAGAGTATTCTGTAAGCACACAGAGTCTTCAATATCGTCTTGCCCTTTTACTGGAAGAACATATACAACATGTTTAAATTGTTTTAAGAGATTAAATGTAGAGGTAACTAAATGAGCGACAACCTTCATATTACAGTTGATCAAGTAAATCATCCACTACATTACACAACAGATCCTTCTGGTATTGAGTGTATTGAGATTACTCGTCATCGTAATTTTAATATTGGGAATGCTTTTAAGTACCTTTGGAGAGCAGGCCTTAAAGATGAAGCAAAGACCATTCAAGATTTAGAAAAGGCCATCTTTTATATTAAAGATGAAATAAATAGACTAGAGGGAAAGTATGTCAAGTGAGACAGAACTAATTCAACATCTTGATGAAGTAAATCAAGTAGTAACAGAATACCTTAAAGGAAATGATCCAACAGTTATTTCTAAAGAGTTAGACATCCCACGTACTCGTGTTGTATCTTTAATTAATGAGTGGAAGGTTATGGCATCTGCTAACGATGCTATCCGTGCTCGTGCTAAAGAAGCCCTTGTTGGTGCAGATACACACTACACAAAGTTAATTACAAAGGCCTATGAGGTCATTGATGAGGCAAGCCTATCAACAAACCTTACAGCCAAGACTGCTGGAATTAAATTAGTATTAGATATTGAGTCAAGAAGAATTGATATGCTACAAAAAGCAGGGCTTCTTGAGAACAAAGAACTTGCAGAAGAGATGATTGAAATTGAAAGACGACAAGAAGTTCTTGTTGGAATCCTACGAGATATTGCTTCAGAGCATCCAGAAGTCCGTGACATTATTATGAAGAGACTTTCTACTATTGCAAAAGAAGGAGAAGTGATTACAGTTGTCCACGATGTTCAATGAGTTTCTTGAAGTATTAAAAGAAAATCATTTTGTTGAAACCCCAGTTGACGTAAAGACATTTGTCCAGTCACCTGACTATCTTGGTCAACCGCTTTTATCTGAT